GGAGGGACAGAAGTAGGAACTTGGGTTAAATTTGGAAATGCAGCAGAACAAGTTTTTGGATTTAGTACAGATAGAAATAGTGCAGCATATAAAAGAACATCTCTTAATATGCCATTAGTAAATGGAGTAAGCGTAAATGGTACAACGGAATTCGGTACAGATGGTTTATATAAATTTTTAAGAGATGGCTTGGCTTGCTTGGTCGGGTTTAGTTGGGGTAATGGGTCGAATGCGGGTGTGTTCGCTTCGAGTTTGAGCAATGCTCGGTCGTTCTCTTACGATTATGCGAGTGGTCGTGCCTCTTACAATGTGAAGATGTCATAGTGAACGATAGTGAGCGGTATATCTAATGGCAACAAATAGTGAAGCAGTTTTAAATCATAGATATTTTGAAATGATTAAATTATTGAATATATATCTAAATCATTTTCCAAGATATGAAAAGTTTGCATTAGCAAATAATATAAGAATCACTGCATATGAAATATATGATTTAATAACTGAGTGTCAAAAGAGGTACTTTAAAAAGACCTCTTTAACACAACTAGATGTTACCCATGAGAAATTAAGAATGCAAATATATCTAGCAAATGAACTTGGATACTTTTCTTTCAAAGATGGCAAAAAAGATAAAGAAATAGAATCCATGCATAGGTATTTAGCTATTTCAAAACTTGTTGATGAAATAGGAAAAATAATAGGTGCATGGATGAAAAAACTAAAAGAAGATGGAAATTTTAAATGAATAATCTAGGGCAACATAACAATATGTTTAGCTTGGCTTGCTTGGTCGGGCTTAATTGGAGTAATGGGTCGAATACGGGTGTGTTCGCTTCGAATTTGAGCAATGCTCGGTCGAACTCTAACGATAATGCGAGTGGTCGTGACTTTAGTTCTAAACCTGAAACTACAATGGTAGAAACTGGAACTATAGGGATATGTTGCCCTGCTAATAGCGAAATAGAAAATAAATTTAGTCTTTTGAGTAACACAATTGAAAAACAGACTAAAACAAAAAGAATAGGATATTTATTTGAAAAAACATTTACTTTGGAAAATCTTTATGAAGCTTTCTTAATTGCTAGAAAAGGCAAAAGAAAAAAAATAGCTATCTTAAGATTTGAAAAAAACTTAGGAACCGAACTAGAAAAATTACATAATGAGTTGCACGATGGAACTTATGAACCAAGACCATACACACAGTTTAAAGTATATGAACCAAAAGAAAGAGTAATTAATGCTCCTGCATTTAGAGATTTAGTTGTACAGCATGTTATTTATAAAGCAATATACAAAATCTTTGATAGCAGCTTTATAGATGCTTCTTATGCTTGTAGAAAAGGAAAAGGTACCCATAAGGCTAGTATTTATACTCAAGAACAGATGTGTAAATATAATGGAAATCTATACTTTGTAAAACTTGATATTAGGAAGTTTTTCTATTCTATAGATAGAAATATTTTAAAAAAGTTTTTTGAGAAAAAAATAAAAGATAAAAAATTTGTAAATATCATGTTTGAGTTTGCAAAAATGGATACCTTAAAAGGTATTCCAATTGGAAATTTATTATCTCAAATTTATGCTCTTATATATATGAATCCATTGGATCACTATGTTAAAAGAGAATTGAAGACTAAAAGCTATGTTAGATATGTAGATGATTTTGTACTAATTGGATTAACTTTAGATGAAGCAAAAGAATCAAAAAAATTGTGTGAAGAGTTCGTAAAAAATGAACTTGACTTGAACTTGTCACATTGGCACATTCAAAAGATTAAAAGAGGTATTAATTTCGTGGGTTACAGAACTTGGAAAAGAATCAAGTTTGTAAGAAAACATAGTATTTATAAAATGAAAAAAGCAATAAAAAAATTAAAAATTGAATCAATAGTATCTTTAATAGGGCATGCAAAATATACAGCAACGCTGAAATACTATAAAAGATTATTGATTGACTTTAATATTTTAAATTTATTACCAATAGGAGTTAGAAAATGTTTAAGCATGTAAGATTTATCGAAGTAGAAGATGAATACACAAAACTAAGTTTTGTGCAAAAAGATGAAGAAGTAAAAGTTATCAGATTTGATAAACCAATAGCAGTATTAATATCTCAAGATGAAACAAAAATCGATGAACTGATTTCATTACAAGATGAAAGAATCCTTTGTGAAGTTATTACAATTAATGAGTTTAAAGCTTTAGTTGAAACAACTGCACAATATTCAAGAGTGTTAGAATTATCAGCAGAAAGACTTGAAAAAAATATGGAAGTCATTAAAAGGAAATATCCTGAAAGTGAAAGAGCTACATGGCCTAAACAACTTTCCGAAGCTATAAAATGGCTGGAGACAAAAAATGATGATGATGCACCATATTTAAAAATTGTTTCAGACAGAGAAAACGATACCGTTGAAAACTTTGTAAATGCTGTACTAGCAAAAAATGCAGCCTACACAGCGTTTAGTGCAAACGCAAACTCAGACAAGAGATTGTATCAAGCTGAATTATTAAGTGAATGGGGGATCTGATGAACTACGGCGTAATAAATTTAAAAAGAATTGATGAAGATGCACAAATGATTTGTGACTGTATTGGTCATGGAAAATATGAAACTGCAAAAGAGATGATAATAGAAACTGCAATCGCAGAAACTGGGTTAGGTCAAATTGAAGATAAAACAGTTGGTGCAGGTATGGGTGTCACTCAATTTGACCACTTCCCTTTCGAAGATATTAAAAAAAGAAATATGAGATTACAGCCTAAGATATTAAAAGAATTAGGTATTGATATTGCTTTAGTTGAGTGGGATGATTTGAGATACAACCCATTTTTAGCACTGTTATTTACTAGATTGCTTTATTGGTTGAAGGGCGACCCAATTCCTAAAACCATTGAAGAGAGAGCTGCATATTGGAAGCTTCACTATAATACAAAACTTGGAAAAGGTACGATTGCGCATTATTTGGAAATGAATAAGAGATATGGAATCAAGATGAATTAATTTCTTTTGCTGATATTAACTGCAAATAACCTGCAAAATAAAAAAAAGGCAAGAGATAAAAACCTCTTGCCTTCTCGATGTAATAGTGCTTAGAGCTTATTCAGCTACTGATACTTCTACAGGAGTACCTTCCCTTTTTTACTATTTTTATTATACTTCATATAAAGCCCTTAAAATGGATATTTGTTTGATAAAATCGAGCCTCAAAAGCTTTTTTATAATTAATCAATAATACACTTAATCACATTTAAATACATTTGATACTATTATTCACCTGCAAATAACCTGCAAAAAATAAAGGGCTTTTTAATGGCATATGGAATGATTAAAACTGCAAAAACTGGTATATATTACAGACTTACAAAAAACAATGATAAAATATTTTTTATTACATATATGTTAAATGGAAAATTTATAAGGGAAAAAGTAGGCTCACCAGCTGAGGGAATAACGATACAATTTTGTAGTGCATTAAGATCTAAAAGAACTTCAATTGATAGACTCAAAGAAGATGCTCCTATGAATAAAAAAATTATCCCAACTTTCGATGAAGCTTTTGAAATGTACATCAAAAAGATTGAAGGCAAGAGTGATACTATAAATCAAATAAATAGATATAAACTTCATGTAAAGCCAACTTTTGGAAATCATAAACTTGATGATATTACTACTGAAATGTTAGAAGATTTTAAGAGAAAATCAAAGAACTTAATAAGTGCAAAAACTAAAAGGCCTTATTCACCAAAAACATTAAACGATTGGTTAGATATTATTAGTACAGTTTATAACTATATGAAAACTAATCAAGACTTAGATATTAAAAATCCTGCACATAATGCAAAACTTCAAAGAGAAAAGGTTGATAATGATAGAGAAAGATATTTAGATTTAGATGAGATTCAAAAGCTATGGGAATCAATAGAGAATAGAAAAGGTGATGAAGAGGTAACATATAGATTAAAGCTCTTTGTTGCTTTGTCTTTAAGTACAGGTGCTAGACTTAGAAGTGTAATGACAATTTCCAAAGCAGATATAAACTTGCAGCAAGATACTATTATTATCAAAAATCATAAATCTAATAGAACATACACGGGTTTTTTACATCAAAATTGGAAAAAATTAATTGAAGATAGAATGAAAAAATTAAGGCCCGTTGATTATATAGTTAGTGGAACACCAAGTGAGATTGTACGGTCTGTAATTGGTAGAAATTTACAGCCATTATTAGAACAGTTTAATGATGGCATTGATGAAGCTGATACAAAAAGAAGAGTAGTAATACATAGTTTAAGGCATACCTTTGCAAGTTTACTTGCGATTCAAGGAACGCCTATTTATACCATTATGAGGTTGATGGACCATGCAGATATAAGCCAAACTATCAGATATGCCAAATTGAGCCCTGATAGTGCAAAGGATAGTGTAAAACAGATAGGTTTTAAATAGTTTTAGCCTCGTTTTCAATAATCTGTTTTGCTATTGCAATAACAGAATAGAGCGGTTTGCCTTTTGGTTTGTTGTTTAGTCTTGTAAATGGAATACCTATTGCTTCTGCTCTATCTTCTTCAAGAGTTCTTTTTGATATTCCTAATATCTTAGCAGCTTCTTCTGTATCAAGTACAATTTTGCCAGTTTGCTGAGCAATAATAGCTGCTAATATTTTTGAATCTTCTAGCTTACTCATTTCATTTCTTCCTCTTCTTCCTAAAAATTTTTTTTGCCATTATAGTATTGTAAATATCTTCTGCACATCGGTAATGAGTAACAAGGTCGTTGTCTCTTCTGTCTTCGTGTTTTTGATAGTATCCTTGTAAAGAAACGAAATCTATCTCATTAAAATCTAGATATCCCTTTTCATCAAAAATTCTCAAAACTTCAATACATAAAAAAGATGGAATCCAGCCCTGACCCAACTTGAAGTATTTTTTTACTGTATCACCAATAGTTTTATAGTAATCACGAAAAGGAGGGTTTGCGCTAAGTATATTTGAAATATCAGAATAGGTATTATTCTTTTCTTCAATAATATTTTTAATTTTATGAACGGATTCTGCAACAATATCTTCTTCCATAACACAAACTCTACCTTTACCTTCTTCTGTTAACTTTTGCGCTTGTACAAGCTGAAAATGAAAATATGCTTGCACTAATCTATATTTATAAGTTCTTATGTCGTATATGAAGGCGTTCACGGAATCTCCTTTTTTATGTTATATTTTAACTTTTCTAATTTCTTTTGATAATTTTATGACTTGTAAAGCCGTTTCTTTTAACCTTTCATTGACATGAGCATACTTTTGATTTAGTCTTACAAGCTCATCTCTTGAAACAAGCATCAGATTATCTAATCTTGTATTGAGTGTATTTTTATCTTTAAAAATCACGCAGTTACCCTTTTGTACTTTGCCATGCTTATGTTCATAAATATACACATGAAGCATTTGCCACTTATTTGGTTCTTCAATTTTAATATGCATATATAAACTACCATTTTTATCTCTTCTTGTTGAAATACTTCCAACTTTTTTTGTTTGCATAGGTCTATTTCCAAAGTTAAACGATGTTTTATTTGCTTTCATCAGCCCCTTTGTACCTTTATTTGCAGGAATACTTCCTTTTTTAAAGCAACCATTATTAGGACAAACAAGACCTATTTTTACGCATTTTTGACCCAATGCTTTATGACTTATTTCTGTTTTAAACTTACTATTAAAAAGTTCTGCAAGTTCTTTTCTAGGAGTTGCTTCATGTTTTCTTAAAAAATCTTCATGTTCTTTTAAATATTTCATAGTTAGTCCTGGTATAAACTCTTACCAGCTGGAAATTTTTTTTTATATTGAAGCATCTCAGCTTTTAAAGATAAGTCTGCAATCCTTATAATTTTATCGGCTAAGTCACACACCACATTTGCTTTTTTAATCTCTGCACTCATATCTGTGCCATCATCTGGGTCAGCTATCTTTTCCAACTGTTCAAAGAGGAAGTCGTTTAACTTTTTAAAGCTATCATTTTTCTTTTCTTTTATTTCTTCAACTTCTTGTATGTTGCCTTGAGATGATAGTTTCTTTTCAGTAAAGAGACTCTGCAACTCTGTTGGTAAATCTGATAATTTAACTATATTTGTAATATATGTTTGTTCTTTGTGTCGGATGTAACCATTTTTATCTATAACAACACCTTTTGCAAGTATGCTTACCTTAGAAGGAATTACCTCAAAGGTACCATTTACTGCTGCTGCTTTTTCAAAAAGTTCATAACTCATTTAAATCTCCTCAATAGTTATCTTGTATGTTTTACCTATTTTAAAAGTACGCTTACCACCTCTTGCATAATTGACAAAATAAAAGAAACCTTCATCATCAAAACTTATACTCTTATCATTTTCAGCTTTTTTACTAGTAAATACAAACTTTTGTTTTTCTTCCTCTATCTCTATTTGCGTAAGAAAAAAGCTATATTCTTCTTCAACATATCCTTCTTTAAGGTAACTTGGATATTTCAAATGTGCTTTTAGTAAAGCATTACCTTTATTATATGCTTCAACAATATCACTCTGGTAGAGTATTCCATCTTTACAACATATTTCAAGTTCATATTTTTTTAAATTTTCCCGTGGGAAATTTTCATTGAAACTTTTTGCTTGTCCAACTAAATCATTTTCAGCATCTTCAAAAATTTTAAAGTGGTCAATCTTAGTTTTTTTAGGCTTGAAATCTTTAATCTCATCCCTGATAATTTCACCAGCTGAATATTTTTCATAAACCTCTTTTTGAGTACCTTTATCTTTTACTCTTGCAATTTCATCCATAACAGATATTGGAATATCTTTTTTATTTTCTTCTATATGATCTATGATTTCACTATCAAGTTTGAAACAACTAAAAGCTTTACTTACAAAGCTATCTGATTTACCAATTCTGTTTGCTAAATCTGATTTTTTTGCATATCTTCCTGATTCCCAAAGTCTTAAAATATATTTTGCTACTTCAAAATCTGTTAAATCACTTCTTTGAATATTCTCAATTAGTGTTAGTTCTTCTACTTGTTCATCACTTGATGTAAGTATCAAAGCCATGATAGTTTTAGCACCATTATGTAAATGAGCTTTATATCTTCTCTCACCACTTACAATCATATAACCATCATCTTTTTTAACAACTGTTATTGGTTGAAGTAAACCATGCTCTTTGATGTTTGCTGCAAGTTCTTCAATATCATCAAATTGTTTTCTTGGTTGATTTGGGTTTGGGTAAACTTTTGTAATTACAAGTTCATTAAAAGCTGTAATTCCTGAAGTTTTTACTTTTCCAGCTGTAACATTTGCTAGGTTTGATAGGGTGTTTGTTTTTGGACTCATTTTTTAGCCTTTTCCTCATGCCATTTGTAGCCTAAGCTTTTTAAATATTCTTTACCTTCAATAGTTACTCTATAATAAGGCAAATTTAATCCATTTACTTGAAATGTTGCATATCCCAGTTCTACTAATTTATCCCATTCATCATCTTGACTTATTTGATAATAATTTCTATATGAAGTAGGGTAAGGGTTATATCTTTTATTTGGTTGCATATAATTATTTGTACTTGTATGAGAAATACCTAAACAATGAAGCATATTTCTAATTTGTTTTTCAGGGAAAATTGTTTCCATTATTTATTCTCTTTATCTATAAATTTGTTTGCATCTTCAAAAATCTTCTGTGATTTTTTAAAGTATTCACTGGCCAATGTAATTTTTTTTTCATTCATATACTCTTGTGCTTGATTACTTACTTTTACTGCTTCATCACACATTCTGTTATATTTAATTATTGGAAGTTTCATAAGAATTCTTTTTCTAAAATCAATTTCCATTATTCCAAGTATTAAATCTTCTTTTGTATATTCATTTAAGTGATTATGAAAATCAGCCAATAAGCTCATCTTTTAATCTTTCAATTTCATCCCTTGCTTTTAAATCTGTATATGTAAAAACAGATTTACCTAATGCTAAAACATCTTTGTAAGTTTTTCTTTGTCTAATAATTGTTTTTAGAAGTTTTGCACCACTTTCATTTACTACTTTTTCAATCTCTGTAAAATCTTTTTGTAGCGGATGGATATTATTTAAAACCATATTTATTGAAGTAGCATTTATATCTTCTATAATCGCTTCAAAGGTTTTAAAACCTATTACCTCTGTAATGCTTGGACTTATTGGAACAAGTATCTTATCTGCTCTTGAAAGTGCAATTCTGTTAATGTCTGAATCAAATCCACCAACATCAATAATTAAATATCCATGATTCTTCTCAATAATCTCTAAAAGTTCACTTCCAGTTTGTGGCTGTAATACTTCAATAGTTGCTTCATTGTTCATTTCTGCTATTGCATTTATAAAAAACAATGTTTGTTGAAAATCTAAATCAACGATAGTTACTTTCTCACCATGAGTTAATAAACAATGAGCTAAATTATGAGCTATTGTTGATTTTCCAACTCCACCTTTTGTGTGTGCTACTGTTATTACTTTTGACATGGCTTGTCCTTCTTGATATTTAATTTTAATCTTCCATCTTGTGCAGCATCAACTATTTTATGAAGTCTAATCCAAGTAGATGTTGTTATAAAGCTTTGGATACAAAATACTGAAACAATATTCATTAATTTAAGTATTTCGTGTATATTTCCTTCTTGTAGTAACTTCTTGTTTATTCTTTGCTTTATAATAAAAGATGGTCTCACCGTCGTTTTAAAGGCCCTCATGCTCACTCCAATACAATTTATCTTGATGATCGTTATTTTCTCTCAATTTTATCTCCAACAAAAACAACTGGCTACAAATACTATGAGCCATGTGTTGCAGTCCTGATTCATCATCTAGGTATTCGCCATTATGAAAACTTATTTGATGTCTTAAGCTTGCACTTTCGTATCTTTCATTATTATCAATTAAAACCCAATTTTTTCTATCATATTTTTTTGCTCCATATTCCATGACTCTTGCAACTTCTGCAAGTGCCAAAGGACAATCAAACAAAATAGCTATATTTGGTTTTTGTTGGTCTTGTTTTTTGAATTTTTCCATTTTAATTAACATTCCCTTTTTTAATTTCATATTCACATCAAAGAGTAGTATTAGTTAAGATTTCACACATACTTCCATACTACTCTTGAATCTAAATATATGACTTAGAGATTAACTCTAAATCATAAATGAACTAACATCTTCACAGCTCTCACATACATCTTTTGTTAAATCTCTGATAGTTTTCTCAATGATTTCATCAAGTTTGTAGCAAACAAGATTTACAATAAATGAATTATCAGTTGCCTCAAGGAACAGCTCACAATCAAATTGAATTTCAAGTTTTAAATCATTTTTATAAACAGGCATTACAAAATGTACATGTCTTGGAATAGTATAGTTTGTGTTTCCTGCTTTTACTTCTGCATCAACTGTAAATCCTTTTAAAGTATTTCTTTGAACACTTTGAAAATTTTTTGTAGCTTGAAGATTTTCAGCAATTTCAATAATGTCCATATCTGCAACTTCTTTTCCATCAAAACCTTTGATGCAGCTCTCTAATCTTTTTAAGATTCTAATAAAATCTTTTTGTGTTAGATCTCTATCTAAACAGCTTCTAAACTCTTCAAAGTTTTTTGTGTATTCAAGTTGCATTTCGCAAAAAGAGTCGTGAAAATCTGCTTTATCTAAAGTTGTATAATTAAATATTGCTTTTATTCTTGAATTGTTGAAAAATATTTTTGTTCCTTCACTCTTGTATTCTTTAACAAATTCGATAAAATCATCTTTGTTTAAAATAGATTGTTTTATAACCCATCTAGCTATTTCATGCTCAAAGTTTTTACCTCTATTGTCTTCAACGACTTTGTAATCATTATGGATAACTTCTCTTCCATCTTCTAAAATTGCAACTGGTTTTAATTTTCCAGTTAACGAACTAAATAACTCTTTTAACATTTATTCTCCTTGATTTTTAAAATTCATTACCATTTGATTTGGTCGGTCTCTTTGTGGCAAATATGTTTGATGATTGACAAAAAAAGCACCTGTGATTTGATGGGTTGGAAGTTTTGCTCTTGTACTTCCTGCGATAGTTATCATTTCATCATTAGATTTGCTAATTGTAAGTTCAATAATTACAGATGATTTTTTATCTTCAAGACAAGTTGCTTTTACTGCTTTTTGCAAGTTAGCAGCTGCTTGTCTTGTCAACTCTCCACCACCTATACTTTTCATAGCATCAATCAATACATTTATCTCATCAGGTAGTATTTCATTTGCTGACATGTTAATCCTTTATAAGTTTTTTTATGAGACTACTCATAAAAAAGAGCAACTTTCACCAAACTAATCAAACTGATTTTTGATTAGTTCAAAAAAAAATAAACAAAACTAAACAAAAAGATTTTCCTTTTTTTGGTTGGTCCATTTAGATTATTGCTCTTTTGTATAAATAGTTCCTGCATTTTCTTTTCTTGGTATGCAGCACATGACCTCAATAAACTCAAATCAATCTTAAACCTCTAGGGCGATTGACACCACTTACGCTTTAATTTTCGTATCAAACAAATAAATGAATTTGTTTTCTTAGTGGGTTTGGACAATGTGTTTTAAAATAACTTTATGCATTACGCATAAGAGAACCTTTGATATAATATTTTCGACAAAAAAACTTATATAAAGGCTCACTTATGTTTAAAGATATAAATGACTTATTAGAAAAAATTCCAGTTTGGAAGGAACTTATTGCTTTACCAAAAAAGGTTCAAGAGCTTGAATTAAAAATAAAAGAACTTGAAGCTAAATTGGAAAAATCTGAAGGTATATTTTGCCCTTACTGTAAAAGTAAAGATACAGAAAAACAAAAAAACTCTTTTCTTGATAATTTAGATGATTCAAAAAACTTTTTATGTAAATCTTGTAAATGTACTTTTAAATTAGATTAAAATATTTCAAAAAATAAAATCCAAAGAAATAGAACAATTTCTACAAAAAAAGAAATCATAAAACTAGCAAAAATTATAAATGGGTAATTAAATTTTGCTACTGCATCTTTATTTTCATTTTTTATGATTTCATACTTCCAAAATATTTTAAAACCAAAAACTAGAACTAAAATAATCATTAGCGTTTTCACTTTAGACCTTTTCTAATTAAATTTAAAGAACTTCATATCAGATTTGATATGCTTGTATTGGAATACTATCAATTTGATAATTAAAATAAT